AGATCTATCTTCAATGGCTATAGCCATTTGATTTAGAACAACAGATAATTGTGGGCTAGATGAATATGGATCAACTGATGGAAATATATCTGCCAACTTGTTTCTAATGCTGACAAGATCACCACCTACAAACGCACCGCGAAGCTTCTTCATCATTTCAATTTGAAACGCTTGCCCTACACGATCACCGTGTTCTGCCATAAACCCTTGAAGCTCTTCAATTTTTGAATCAAGCATCGCCCTAGCAGAGCCAGTAGCACCACTTCTGGACATTGCCTCAATGTCATCGACAGCTTTGTACAAAGTAACAACAGCATTTTGTGATGCTAATTTGTCTTGAAACTCTACATCATCAACAAACAATTTTGTCTGGTATTGCTTTGACGTAATTGCACCTGTTGATTCAACAAAAGCACCAAACTTGCCAGCATTTCTGCTAGTGGTATCAAGATAGTTTTGGAATTGTTTTGCAAACTCTTGAGGGTTGCGTTCTGTTTGAGCAGCAATACGCTTAGCATTTTCGTCAATATCAAGAAGAAGAGCATCTTGATAACGCTTGTTTGCTATAGGCTCATAATATTTTTGAGCAACACGCGACAAAGATTTTGGGACTTCAGGAAAGACTAGCTTCCCACTTTTAGGATCTCTTGCGCTTATTGCTGCAAGACTAGCCTCTTCTTGCCCCTTTTGTTTTTCATTGTCGTATGCAACTTTAAAAGCCATATCAAACATTCGCTGGCCAGCTTGTTGCAACTGCTGCCCTGCTCGAACACCGCCAGACCCCATCTGAACAATACCAATGGGGCCAACCTGCGTTTCCTGTCCTTTTAATACTTTTATTTCTGCCATTATTACATGCCTAAATACATTGGATCATAACACTTGACTGGCTTTATAAGAATTACCCATTAACGTAGACATTTGGCTCATCAAAGCTGCGTCTTGCGCATACTGACTTTCCATCATTGCAAATGCTGCTTGAGACTGATACCTGCCTCTTGCAAAGAGACTTTGCATTTGAATTGCAGTTAATTGCCTTTCTGTTTTTTTTGCGCCAGCTTTTTGTATTGCTCTTAATGAGCGATCATCACCCCTTCTATTAAATCCAGCTGTTGCAGAAGAGTTACGCAAGAATTTAGTATATGCCTCAGAACGAGCAGTAGATTGTCGTTCAGCATTTAACTTTACCATTTCAGCATTTTCTTTAGCTTGCTTTGCAATATTTTGCTGTCTAACGCTTTCAGCATCAGCCGCTTGTTGTGCGCCAGTTATGTCTAAAGCAGTTCCAACCGCCAATGCCGCATATGCCCACCAACTCATGAGTAAGCCACCTCTACAACCATACCATTTAATTGCATATCAAGCGGAGCCACCTGCGATATAGTTACAGATGGATCTCTGCTATAACCTAATGATCCACGAAACTCTTTCTTGCCTGTAAACGGCTCTCTAGGAGAAGCTGGATCGAAGTTTACATTACGAATAATCATATTAGTATCATTTACAGATACGCTTAATGTTTCTTCTAAATCCAGTATCACATTAGTAATCTTACGAGGGCGACCAGTCAACGCGCCGCCGGGAGCCTGTAGTACATCAATAGGATTTGTTTTTAACTCTGGCAGAAACTTATAACCAGCTTGTATCTTCACAGATGATTTAACTGCACTAACATCAATCTGACCACCAGACACAGTAAATGTCCCAAGATATTCAGTATCATCAATAACGTCTACATTAGCACCATTAGCAAAGTGACTAGACACAGTAAATACACCAGCCGCACCATCAAAGGTATCTGAGAAATCCATGTTCAATGTTTGGTCAAACTGCTCAAGAAAAAACTTATTTGTACCAGATCCATCATCATGCACAGCAACAGCAAACAAACTTTCATCTACAGCACAAACAGAATGATATGCACCCTCAGTTGTCCAACGCATCCATCCAGCACGTTTCTCAGAACGAATACTGTAGAACACAGCTATCTCGCCTGTATCCATTAGGAAGAAAGCATATGAGCCGGGACGTTCTAATGAACCCTTTAGATTTGTTAATTGTATTGGATTTGATATTAAGTGAGATGAAAGTATTGAAACCATGTTTGTGGTATATGCGCCTTCACTATCATTAAATATATACTCACGTATAGCAGTGCCAGTAGCCTGAACAAACAAAGTACCACCATCCAAAGATGCTGGCCTTACAAAGCTACTGCCAAAAGGCGTTTGTTCAGAAATTTTGGCAATAGACGCAGTAATAGGTTGATCTTGGAAAGCTGGTAAAAAGAACTCGCCTTGATTACAGAACACTTGTAAATCTCTGTTAGATACAAGATGACGAATAAAGTTAGTAACACCGACAGAAACTTCTAAATCGATAGCATCAGCTGCTTCGCCATCACCAACATCAAAGTTAAAATACTCACCGCTTGCTGATGACCAAAGGCCACTTGGTTGGGATGGTGTGCCGCCAAACCAAAGTCTATCTTCATGAAATGTTACAGCAGCTGGAAAGCCTCTGTGATTGCTATATGATTGCTCAAACCAGTCAGTTGTTGCTGCTGTGCTAGTAATTAATGGATTACCACCACCAGTAGCTGTAGACGATGCAGAGCCACCAGCTGTATATTTAAATTCATTCTCATTCAAAACTCTGGAAATAGTGCGTGTGCCATTAATATTGCTATTATTAATGCCACCTAATGCGCCTGCATCAGATATGGTAATTGAATCACCAGTTGATAAACCATGATTAGGCATAATAACATGAACTTTATTTGATCCTTCAGTTGTATTCAAAGAATCAAAATCAAGTTGTTGCTCGATTGTGCCATTCACATCAACAGTGGCTTTTGTAGAACTGATAATTGCTGTTATATCTACCTGTGTATCATGTATTAATAATGCAGAACCAACCTGTAATGATTCATCTACTTCGTCAACAGTACCTGTGCCAGATGATCCATCACCAGCTGCATTTGCTACAAACACAACACCAACAGTATTTGAATCTGCACCAAAGTCAGTTACAAAATCTGTTGTTCCAACAGTCTTAATCTGATAACGAGTGCCGCTTGCTATAGCTGTAGCAGCTGTGTTTGTTGCTGTAATTGTGCCTGTATCAAAATAAGCTGCACTTGTTGTAACGCTTATACCAGATCCAGTATTTGCAGACGGAGTTATAGTAACGCCACTTGCCTGAAAATTATAATATGGCTGTAGATCTTTATTACCATCAGCTGATGTATCGAAGGTAAATGTTCTAACCTCAAATGAAGTTAAGCCAGTACGAACAAGTTCACGCGGCATAAAATCATTATGTGCAATAAACATAAAGTCACCAGCTTGAGCATAGGTAAACTCTTGTAAATTTGCATCTGTAAATGGCAACGCAGCACTTGCAGAATCAGCTGTAAGTGTTGTTGCTAGTGAATTAAACGATCCATCAGTATTAACTCTAAATATTTCAATCTTTCCAGAGCTGAAAGCACATACATACTTTTCATCACTAGAGAATATAAATGGTTCTAGTCTTATTTTCTGTGTTGTGACAGAAAAGTCTGTAACAGCAAGCCGCGTTGAATCAGATGTAGTAACCTTGAGGTTTGTAATACTTGTTCCATCTCTGGTAACGGTAACAACATTAGATGCAGGATTGCTTGATGTCAGACCAGATATAGCATTAAGGGCAGTAAATATATTGTCAGCTGTTGTATTGTTATCGGTAAATGCTCTTACAAAATATTTGTTACCAATGTTCGTACTTGGCGCATCGGCACTAGATGTTTCAAATTCTAAGATAATTTTAGTGCCGTCATCCAAAATAAATGAAAGCTGAGTACCAACAGCAATATTGGCATAATCAGTTACAGTTATTGTCGCGCTAGGTTGTGAATAGCTTTGTGAAAAATTGTGAAGTCTTTTAGTGCCAGCACGGTTAATTACACCACCTTCTGCACGAATAAACACATTTTTCACAGATTGCCCAGACTGATTGTAGATTGCTGAATCTACCCTAGAAATCAATGAAGGGCTAATTTCACCAAAAACAAAGTTGTTTAGCGGTACTCTAATCCTCGCCATTAACTTCGCCTTTCAGTAATAAACCTCGAAGTAACCAGTTTGCGTGTTGTCTGTTGCTGACTATCCAATGTCTTTGCTTGTTGTAGCAGCTGCCCACCCTTTGATTCGAGTATGCTTGATAACTGCTCATCTCTAGCTATGGACAAAGCAAAAGCACTAGCAAGTGCAAATTGCAAAGCAACAGCAAAATATGATGGGAAGTCTTGCTCTAATGCACGAAATGTATAGTCAGCAATTAAAATATCATTGGTTGTTGAATTGCTGAATACCTTATCACCATAAACATTATATTCGATAATAGCATCGCTAACAGTAACAGCATGAAGCATAAGCATATCAGTAGGAAGTTGATGTGCGCGATCATATCTACCTGATGGGGCTGCCGTTAAAAGATTAAGTTCTGCTTGATTTGTTGAGAAACGCCATCTGCTAGAACAAAGAGTTGTTCTAACCATATCTTCATAAATAGCGTTTGCGACTGTAGCTTCTGTACTAGAATCTGTAAAAGACGTAATTGGTTCAGCGCCAATTAATATCAATGCGCGAGATGCAATATCAATATCTGAGTTAGCTACACTTGGCATTGCGTAATGGGGGGCCGAAGCCCCCCACCCCTATTAGTCACCGTCAGTTTCAGCGATGGCTGTACCATCTGAAACATCAACAACTGTGCCAGTGTTTGACAACACGTTTACAAAGTTTGTTGTAGGTGTATTTGTATCTACTACAATAATGACATCGCGAACTGCAAGCATGTTCGCAGCATCATTAAAGTAACCTGATGTATTTACTGTGCCTATTGCATCAGTTGATGAATAGAGCCATAAATCACCACCAGATGATCCACCGATACGAGTAAGGTTTGCTGCACTATAAGCCATTTTATCTTACTCCCTCTTAGTTATTATCAAGGACTTCATAGACACCGTTGTCATCAATAACAACAGCACCCATGGACATCATTGATGTTGCAAGGTGAGCAGCCTTCTCAGGCACATAGTTAATCTCTGTCTGAACATCAGAGTTGATGCCAAGACCAACAGCAGTTGAGTGGTAAGCCATATTCTTACCAGCTGTAATTGCTGATGTTGAGAAGATCTTAAAGCCTAAGAACTCTTTCATTGTCATGCCGCCAGCGAATGGCAGATTCTGTTCGCCCACATAATCTGATGAGGCAAACTCATCAATGAGGAACAAATCTGCATATCCTTTTGGATGCATAGCAAGATAACGCTGACCATCTTCCGGAATGTTTGCAGTACCAAAGGTTTCAAACAGTGAAAGAAGATCGGCTTTTTCAAGAGCAGAACCTGTGTCGTGGATCTGAGTTGAGTTTGCACCTGAATCCATTGCTGTATATAGGATCTCATCAGTCTTACGACCCAGAGCAGCAGCAGCTGATTGAGCCACAGCTTGACGCTCATCGATATTGGTTTTCAACTCATCCAGCTTATCAATGTATTCTGGCGCATAGAAATCTTCCATGGTCGCCTCAACATTGGTATGTGTGAGTTCCATTGGGGTTACATTACCGTTACGAGATTTTGTGTTAGCTGATCCAGCACCAATCTTCTGGAAGCGAACAACATTGCCACGAACATTACCAGCGGTGCGAACAGTGTTGCGGAGTTTTGAACCCATACGCTGATATGCAAGGTGAACGTCAATCTCGAACTGCTTGATAAAGGCTTGATCGATTGTATTAGCCATTACTCAGTTCCTTATTTAAGTTTCACTACACCAACGGTTGTCCGTTTTATCCCTCATCCAGTTATCTCGTATCGAGGCTGTCAGATTAAACAGGCCGTAATATTAACTCCATGCCACATCTAAACGACTATTGCAACGCACAAAACGCACACATTGAAAGCCGTTTACTATTGTTGGCTTCTTTGCAAAAGAAAATCCAAGCCAAGTAAGCCATTTTATTGTTCTTTCATGGTCTACAGGCACTAAATTCTCTAATATATCGTAATCCAAAAGTAATGAATCTATAATGTATTTTGTAGTTTTACAAAAAGATACAGGCTTTTCTTCACATAAATGACTGCCCAATAACCAGATACAGCCACATAAAAGATCTTCACGGTCTGTCATATCCGATGTGCCAAACATTGCACATGGCTCACCGTCAATCAGAATAGTCCACGTGTTACCATACTTATCGCGCAGCGGTTCATGCAACGCCTTCCACGTTGAAACACCAGCAATAAGACATTCTCTGGCATCAGATGGTCTAAGTCGGTGTTGCAGATAGCCAGCATGTTCAACAGTTGCTTTGACTATCTGCACACCTTCTACTGGACAATCAGCGATATAGTTGTGCGAAACCTTCGTCGACTTCTCTAACAAATGCTTGATCTCT